CACTAACATCATGAACAACGAGGTTATCGAAAACACTGGTATGAGCAAGGGCGTAAAGATTGCCGCTGGTATCGGTTTGAGCGTAGTTGTAGGCTATGTTGTCTACAAGTATGTTGCAAAGCCGGTAGTGGCTAATATCAAGGCCAAGATCGACCAGAAGAAGATGGCTGCTGAAGAGCAGGCGATGTACGCGGATTCTGAGGTCGTGGATGCGGTTGAGGAAAACTAAAACAAAACTGAAATTTGAAAGGTTCGGATAAGGGAGAGTGCCTGTAACAAGGTGCTTTCCCTTTTATCTTTTTACCTGAAAAGATTGGAGGTTAAGCACATGAGAGAATACAGGTATGATGGACCCGTTATGCGTTTTGAAGATTGCGTCCAGCATCGCTGGAAAGCTTCTACATACGCCCCTTCCGAAGCTAAGGCGAAAAGTAATCTTGCTTATCGCTATAAAAAGGAAAATGGCTTGATGCCTAATACCAAGATCACATTGCCCGGCAAGCTTATTCCGGCTTAAGAAAGGAGAAACCCCGTGGAGGAATATAAATCTAATTCTGATAAGGCTCGTCAGGAAGCTCAATCAGATAAAAAAGTAGAAGCAGTTATTACCGGGACTGCAAAAACCAGAAAGAAAGGCGAAATGCAAAAATTCGCTGATGTCTTTATCGCTGAAGATGCTAACAATGTTAAGTCTTATATTTTGATGGAGGTTATTGTACCTGCTGTTAAAAAGGCTATTTCCGACATTGTTACTACAGGTATCGATATGATTCTGTACGGCGAAGCCGGTAGATCTAAGAGATCTAATGGAGCACAGAAAGTGTCATATCGAAATTATTATGACCAGAACTCTGATCGTGTTCGTGCAGGCTCTGGCTCAAACAGACGAAGCGGAATCGACTACGATGATATTGTCTTTGACACTCGTGGCGATGCAGAATCTGTGCTTGATGCTATGCACGATATTATCAATCAGTACGGCACTGTAAGTGTAGCTGATCTGTATGATCTGGCTCGTGTTCCTAATGATAATTTCACAATGAACCGTTATGGTTGGACAAACCTCAATGGTGCACAGCCTGTGAGAGTTCGAGATGGTTATATTCTCAAACTCCCTCGTGTTGTGCCTTTGAACTGAAAGGAGAATTCAGATGCTTGAATGTAAAGTATGTGGTACCAAATTTAATGCTATCATCGAGAAGCATTATATCGCTCGTGACAATGGTAAAACCGGTTTTGCAGTAGCACTAGGATCTAATGACGAAGAGCGTCTGTATGATGCTTTCGATTGCCCTGCTTGCGGATGCCAGGTCGTTGCTAAAGAACGTAAGCGTAGTTATATTCCTTATACACTTGATGAGGAGGATGAAAATGATGACAAGAGCTGAGACTCTGGATAAGGCAAAAGCTTGTGTATGCGGTCAGCGGGAGAATGAATACGGTTCTCCCGAAGATAACTTTACCGCTATTGCTGGCTTTTGGAGCGTCTATAAGGGCGTTGAATTTACTGCAAACGATGTTGCCATGATGATGGCACTGCTCAAGATCGCACGAATCAGAACAGGTACGGCTACGGACGACAGCTATGTCGATTTGGCTGGTTATGCTGCTTGCGGTGCGGAAATCAATTCTAACAAATAATAAAAAGGAGAATTCAAACCATGAAAAATAAGAATGAAATCATGAAGAGCGTTAGTGGCGTTGTTAATAAGACCACTATGACTCTTAAGAAGCACAGCCCTGAGATTCTGGTTGTGGCTGGTGTTATTGGCGCTGTTGCAAGTGCCGTTATTGCTTGTAAGGCAACTACTAAGGTAGGCAAGATTACTGCTGAAGCTAAGGAAGACATCGACGCTATTCACGAAGCTGAAAAGAATGGTGTTACTCCTACTGGTGAGGTTTACACCAAGGAAGATGCTCAGAAGGAACTTGCTGTTACCTATGTACAGACGGGTATCAAGTATGCGAAGCTTTACGCTCCTGCTGTGATTCTCGGTTCTTTGTCCGTAACAAGTATTCTCGCTTCCAACAATATTCTGCGTAAGCGTAATGTTGCTCTTGGTGCTGCTTATGCCGCAATCGATAAGAGCTACAAGGAATATCGTGGTCGTGTCATCGAACGCTTTGGTGAGCAGGTCGATAAGGAACTGAAGTACAACATCAAGGCGAAGAAGTTCGAGGAAATCGAAACTGATCCGGAGACTGGCAAGCAGAAAAAGGTCAAGAAGACTGTTATGGTTACTGACCCTAATCTCCAGAGTGATTATGCCGTTTACTTCGACAACAAGAGCCGTAATTACGAAACCAATATGGACTACAACCGTATGTTCCTGAAGGCTCAGCAGCAGTATGCAAACGATAAGCTCCAGGCTCGTGGTCATGTTTATCTGAACGAGGTGCTCGATGATCTGGATCTTCCTCGTACTCCTGCTGGTCAGATCGTAGGTTGGACTAAGAATGGTCCTGACGGTTATATCAACTTCCGCATTATCGAAGTAGAGCGTGAGACCGAAGACGGTCGTCATGAGCCTGCTCTTCTGCTCGACTTTAATGTCGAAGGTGACATCTGGAGTCAGATGTAATAAACCATCTTCAGACTTTGATATCTGGAGGTGGTTATTTTTAAGATAAAGGAGAACTAATTATGCGTACATTACCGAGGATTGCATTCGGATTCTTTAGCTTTATATTTTGCTTTGTGGTGCTACTCACTATTATCGGTGAACCTATCCGTACGGACGATGACATCGTTGAAGTGACAGCTTCTACACTGCCCGCTGTATCCGAACCAATCACATTTGAAATGGTTCACTACAGTGAGCCGGTTGAGGAAATATGGCCTTATCCAATTACTCAAGAAGAAATTGAGCTTATTGCTTTAGTCACTATGGCTGAAGCCGAGGGCGAAACTGAATTGGGTAAGAGACTCGTCATTGATACGATTCTGAATCGAATGGATGATCCTCATTTTCCTGACACAGTGCATGATGTGATATTCTATCCTAATGCGTTCAGCTCCATGTGGAATGGGCGTATTGAAAGATGCTATATTATGCCTGAAATTGTCGAACTGGTACAAGAAGAACTCTTGAATCGCACAAATTATGAGTGCGTATTCTTCACGGCTGGTGACTACAGCAAGTATGGAGAGCCAATGTTTCAAGAGTGTTGTCACTATTTCTCAAGTTACGATTGATGAAAGGAGAAACATATGATGAGAGCTTTGTTTTCTTACATTCTTTCCACTATGGCTGGACTCTGCCTTGTAGGAGGTATTGCTGTTCTCACTGGTGGAAAGGAGTATTAAATGGATATTTTAGATGACTTCATTTCTGCTGTTGATTCTATGCTTGATAGCAAGAGAAAAAGACATATTATCGGCGGGATTCTTCTGAGCGCAGCGTTGCTGTTCGGAGGTCTCGCCGTAACTGTTATTACTATTAAAATCGAGGAGGACTACGATGAGTAAAATCAACTTTGCTATGTTCTTGGCCGGTGCCACCGTTGGTGCGGCTGGAGCATGGTTTTACTGCAAGAGATATTACGAGCAGATTGCTCAGGAAGAAATCGATTCGGTTAAAGCTGCTTTCGCTGAACGCAAGCCCAATGTCTTGAAGAAGACCCAAAAGGACTTTGATGAGAACTCGGACAAAACCGATAAGCAGAAGGCTGACTTGGCTAAGCTCAAGCCGGATCTTGTAAACTATGCTGCTAAGTTGCAGGAACAGGGTTATACCAACTATTCCGATCTTGGCGAGCAGAGTGGCGTTAAGAAAAAGGACGAGGAGGATGAAACTGTGGTTGAGAGACCCTATGTTATCCCTCCTGAGGAGTATGGCGTAGGAAGCTACACTACTATTAGCTTGACCTATTACTCTGATGGAATTCTGGCGGACGACGAAGACGAACGCGTAGAAAATATTGAAGACACCGTTGGTGAAGACTTTGCAGAGCATTTCGGTGATTATGAAGAGGATTCTGTTCATATTCGTAATGACCGTCGGAGATGCGATTACGAAATCTGTAGAGATAATCGTACCTTCGCTGCTGTTGCTGGAATTGATCCCGACGATATGGAGGACTAAATGACTGAATTAGAGCTGAACAACGAATATTTTGAATGGATGTGTCAGCTCGTATGTAACGAACGGTACAATCGAAGATTGTCTTATCGGAAACTGCTGAGTCATCTGCACCAGATTGACTTCCAGTATACTCATCCGATGGATGGTAACAGAGCTGAAGATGGGATGGATCTTCGATACCGTTTCGGTTACGAACATAAATACGAGGGTCCTATGATTGCCAGTTATTTGGACAATCGCCCTTGTAGCGTTTTAGAGATGCTGATTGCGCTGGCATTTCGTTGCGAGGAGCATATTATGCAAGACTCTGACGCAGGTGATCGCATGGGCCAATGGTTTTGGAACATGATTGTAAACCTTGGTCTGGGTACTATGAGTGATTCTCGATTCGATGCGGCGTATACGGACGAAGTGATATTTCGTTTCATGAACCGCAAGTACAAACGAAATGGCGAAGGCGGTTTATTCACAGTTGAACGCTGCAAGAGTGATATGAGATCTGCTGAGATTTGGTATCAAATGAACTGGTATCTGGACAGCATCCTGTAAGGAGGACTACCAATATGATCCACAGTGAAGTTTACGGGCACTATGTTGAATGCTTGCCCGACCGTGCTGCTCAAACAAAAGAGTATTTTCCTAACGGTAGAAACAGCATTCGTGTGCGCCAAAATGATGGGCAGGAATTTGTTTTCACTTTCATAGAGCCTGATTCTTGGAAGTTCGAAACTATCGATGAGTTCCTCGCCGGAATGATGAAAGGAGAAAAGAAAAATGCCTGATATGATTCGTTATATTTTCAGTAGTCTTAATGACACTGAGACCACCCTGCGAGTGATTTCAAAGTCGCTTAGAAAGCAGGCTTCCTTTAATCGCAGTGTTGCATTCTTGGGAATGACCATGACACTTCATCTCATTCTTCAGGAGATGGAAATTCGTAGCATTAACCGCGACTTGGAAAGCCTGAAAAAGGAGATCAAGGAGCTCAAAAAGACGGAAGGAGACTAATGAACCTCAATGATCGACTTTTTAATGATTTCAACCCGTAGTACGAAGCGTGGTGTAATAGAAATCTATCCGAAGTTTATCATTAAAAAAAGCTCTGATCTTATGATCCGAGGCGGTGACTTCTATGCCATTTGGCTGGAAGACCGAGGTTTATGGTCTACAGACGAGCAAGATGCGCTCCAGCTTATTGACCGAGAACTTGATCGATACGCGGAAGAAAATCGCTCGCATTTTGACGCGAACATCAAAGTCCTGCATATGTGGGACTCCGAATCTGGAATGATTGATTCGTGGCATAAATACTGTCAGAAGCAAATGAGAGACTCGTTCCATATGTTGGACGAGAAGTTGATATTCTCTAATACCCCTACAAATAAAAAGGACTATGCAAGCAAGCGACTTAAGTATCCTCTTGAACAAGGGACTATAGACGCATGGGATAAGCTCATGTCTACGCTCTACACCGAAGAAGAAAGAGCAAAGATTGAATGGGCTATTGGTTCTATCGTCTGTGGTGAGTCGAAGAAATTGCAGAAGTTTATGGTTCTTTATGGTGCAGCGGGTACAGGTAAATCAACAGTTCTGAACATCATTCAGCAGCTCTTCGAAGGCTACTATTCTGTGTTTGATGCGAAAGCTCTTGGCTCTTCAAGTAACTCGTTTGCATTGGAGGCATTCAAGACTAATCCTCTTGTTGCCATCCAGCACGATGGCGATCTGTCACGAATTGAGGATAATACCAGACTGAATAGCCTTGTCTCTCACGAGCTGATGACGGTAAACGAAAAGTTTAAGTCTACCTATGCTAGTCGCTTTAAGTGTTTCTTGTTTATGGGCACTAATAAGCCGGTAAAGATTACGGACGCAAAGTCTGGTCTTATCAGACGATTGATTGATGTATCTCCGTCCGGCAATAAATTGGCGCCTAAGGAATACAAGGCAGTGACAAAGCAGATTGACTTTGAACTTGGTGCGATTGCTTACCATTGTCAAGAAGTATACCTGTCAAATCCGGGTAAGTACGATGATTATATTCCCGTAACAATGCTCGGTGCATCTAATGATTTTTATAACTTCATTATTGATTCTTACCATGTCTTCAAACGAGAAGACGGGACAACTCTCAAAGCCTCGTGGGAGATGTATAAAACCTATTGCGATGAGGCGAAAGTAACTTTCCCATTCTCACAGAGAATCTTCAAAGAAGAACTTAAGAACTACTTCCGGGAGTATAAAGAAAGATTCAATCTCGAAGATGGGACTCGTGTTAGGAGCTATTACTCTGGTTTCAGAACTGAAAAGTTTGAAGAGCCCAACAACACCGAAAAACAAGAACCAGAGCATAGACAAATCGAATTCTTAAAGCAGGCATCAGTCTTTGACCGTGAATGTGCCGATTGTCCGGCTCAGTATGCTACAGCAAAAGAAACCCCTACTTCAAAGTGGGATGAGGTTACTACAAAGCTGAGTGAAATGACAACTTCGAGAATTCATTATGTCAAAGTCCCGGAAAACCATATTGTTATCGACTTTGATATTCAAGACAGAGACGGCAATAAGTCTTTTGAACTGAATCTCAAAGAGGCAAGTAAATGGCCTCCTACTTACGCTGAACTTAGTAAGAGTGGGCAGGGCATCCATCTTCATTATATTTATTCCGGAGATCCGACGAAACTGAGTCGAGTCTATGATGACCATATTGAGGTCAAGGTCTTCACCGGAAAAAGCTCGTTGAGACGAAAGCTTACTAAATGTAATGACTTGCCAATCGCTACTATTAACTCTGGTTTACCACTGAAAGGAGAAAAACAAATGGTAAATTTCGAAGGAGTGAAGAGCGAGAAAGGTCTTAGAACCCAAATCAAACGCAATTTGAATAAGGAATACCATCCGGCTACTAAGCCAAGTATCGACTTCATTTACAAAATTCTTGAGGAAGCTTATTCGAGCGACCTTAAATACGATGTGACTGATATGCGTAATGCGGTATTAGCATTTGCAGCAAGCAGCACACATCAAGCTGATTACTGTATCAAACTGGTCAATAAGATGCAGTTCAAATCGGCTGAACAGTCTGCTGGGGTAAAAAACGATGATGCGAAACTCGTCTTTTATGATGTGGAGGTCTTCCCTAATCTCTTCCTCGTCAACTGGAAGATTGAAGGTGAAGGTAAGCCTGTTGTTCGTATGATTAACCCCACACCTGCTGAGATTGAGGAATTGATGCAGTTCCGTCTTGTAGGCTTTAACTGCCGCAGATACGATAATCATATCCTCTATGCTCGACTCATGGGATATTCCAATGAACAGCTCTTTAACCTTTCCAATAAGATTATTAACGGAAATGGAAACTGTTTCTTTGGCGAAGCTTATAATGTCTCCTATACAGATGTTTATGACTTCTCCAGTAAAAAGCAGTCTCTGAAGAAGTTTGAAATCGAATTGGGATTGCACCATCAGGAGCTTGGACTTCCATGGGATCAGCCTGTTCCGGAAGAGCTTTGGACTAAAGTTGCCGAATATTGTGATAACGATGTTATTGCTACCGAGGCTACTTTCAATGCTCGTAAGGCAGACTTCACTGCACGACAGATTCTGGCTGATGTTGCAGGCATGACTGTTAATGACACAACTAACTCTCTGACTACTAAGATCATCTTCGGTAATAATAGAAAACCGCAGGATCAGTTCAACTATCGTTTTATGGGAGACGAAAGCACTATCTTTGACCCGAATGCAGACTTGCCGTTCCGTGTAGATGACTATGACGAATATACGGCGTTTGATAAGAACAAGCGACCTGTATTTCCTGGTTATACTTACGATGCTGGTAAATCTATTTATCGTGGCGAAGAAGTTGGTGAAGGCGGTTATGTTTATGCCGAACCGGGTATGTATAGTAACATTGCCTTGCTTGATATTGCTTCCATGCATCCGAGCAGCATTGTTGCAGAAGATCTGTTTGGACCTGAATACACTAAGCGATTCAATGATATTCTTCAGGCTCGTATCGCCATCAAACACAAAGAGTTTGATAAAGCGAAAAAGATGCTGAATGGAGCATTGGCTAAGTATCTGACGGACGAATCCGCTGCGGCTGATTTGGCACAGGCACTAAAAATTGCTATTAACTCGGTGTATGGTCTGACATCAGCAAGCTTTGAACATCCATTCAGAGACCCTCGTAATAAAGACAATATTGTAGCTAAACGCGGAGCCTTGTTTATGGTTAACCTCAAGCATGAGGTCCAGAAGCGAGGCTTTACTGTTGCCCATATTAAGACAGACTCGATTAAGATTCCGGATGCTACTCCTGAAATCATCGACTTTGTTATGGAGTATGGTAAGCTCTATGGCTACAACTTCGAACACGAGGCTACATACGACCGTATGTGTCTGGTGAACGATGCTGTTTATATTGCGAAGTATAAGGATGGTAAACACGCTGGAGAATGGACTGCTACTGGCACCCAGTTCCAGGTTCCTTATGTGTTCAAGAAGCTCTTTAGCAGAGAGCCGATTGAATTTGAGGATATGTGTGAAACCAAATCTGTAACCTCTTCTTTGTATCTTGACTTAAACGAGCATTTGCCTGATGTTTCTGAACTTGAAAAAGATTTGGAGCGCATTGTAAAAAAGGCAAAGGAATTTGGTGTCACTATGGACCTTAGCGGTAATAGCGGTGATGCTGAACTTGACTCGTTAATTAAAGAAATCGCAAAGGGTCATGATTATCACTTCGTAGGAAAGGTCGGTCAGTTCTGTCCTATTAAGCCCGGCTGTGGTGGTGGCATCTTGCTTCGTGAAACGGAGAATAAGAAGACCAAAGAAAAAGGTTATGCTGCCGCTACCGGTTCCAAGGGCTATCGTTGGCTTGAGTCTGAAATGGTCAGAGAACTTGGAAAGCAGGATGACATCGATCGTGGTTACTACAATGGTCTTGTTGACGAAGCCGTTAAGTCGCTGTCTTCTTATGGTGACTTCGAACGATTCATTGCTGATGAGCCGTTTATATCTGATACTACTCCGCCTTGGTTCGGAGCCGGTGAACCTCATGGAGATGAGCCTACACCTTTTGATGTGAGGTGATATTTATGATACTCATGCTATTGGGCATTGCTATAGCAATCATCTGGATTGTAAGCCTTGTCCGATATGATCCAACTAAGGGTGAGAGCTGCATTCCGAGTGAAAAAGAGTGCAGCTTATGCCCTTTTCCCTGTGATAAACGCAAAAATTTGAAAGGAGATTCTTCTAATTATGAGAACTAATAATCTGTTTATCGAAAATACTCGCTTTATCTTTAACACCAATTTCTCTGGTGATCCCAATCGTGACAAGTACGGTAGTGCTGAGAGAAAGGCTAATCTAGTAATTCCTGATATCGCTATGGCTCGTCAGCTTATCGATGAGGGATTCAATGTCAAGATGACTAAGCCTCGTGAAGGTGATGAGGAGGACTTCGTTCCTACTTATTATGTAGTCATCAAGCTGGCTTATCGTAACCGCAATGGTGAACCTAAGCAGTGGCCTCCTAAGGTTCTGCTTGTTGTTGAAGACAGCGTCACTGAACTGGACGAAGAGTCTGTGGACTGCATCGACTATGCATGGATTGATCGTGTTAATGTCGTGCTAAATAAGTACGAAAGTGATCGTGGTAAGTCCTTGTATATCAAGACTCTGGAAGTGTTCCAGCGTATCGAGGACGATCCTATTCTGGCTCGTCATGCTCGCAGAGGTCAGGTTATGCATGATCCGGATGACGATGTCAACTTCAACCCTGAGAATGATGAAGATCTGAACTAAGCTGTTATAGAGAGTGTCTGCTGTTGCCAGTAGTTAATGTCCTAAGGCTATAGGAAACAGCTCTCTATTAACCGAAAGGAGAAAAGAAACATGAGCAAAAAGGAGGCTGATATTTGATGTTTTGGCAGAAGAAAAAGCCTAAACGAAAAACTAAAAAAGTCCCTCCCCCACACATTGAAAGACAAGTCAACACAGGTGAACAGATAGCAAAAGGACTTACCGATGGTATTGTTTCAACACCTAAAAAAGATGAGCAAAAAAAGCCCACGGAGAAAAAATCAAAAAACGATCCTAAAAAAGAATTTCTCCGAGTGTTCAAGCAGCTCACTAATCGACATCGCTCTTGGGATGTGTGGAGAGACTTCATCGTAATGTACGCTTGTGCTTTATCCAATCCTGTAGATAAGCAACATTATGAAGAAAGAGAAGCGTTATATTTACGAATAATCAAAAAATACAACAAACAGGAACAGCCCCTGTTTTCTGAACTTGCTGCCCATACAGTCATGGCTTTGGAAGAAAACCCAGAGCAAGACTTCTTGGGCAGTATTTATATGTCCCTTAATCTCGGTAATCAACACAAGGGTCAATTCTTTACGCCTTATCATGTATGTGAACTAATGGCAGAAGTCACGATGCAAGATACTGTTATGAAAATCGAGAAAGAGGGTTACATCACCATCAATGACCCATGTTGTGGAGCTGGAGCAACTTTAATTGCCGGTATCCATGCTGCAAGAAAACGACTTGAAAAAGCTGGTTACAACTATCAAGATCATGTATTTGTTGTGGCACAGGACATCGACCAGACAGTTGCTTTGATGTGTTATATTCAGCTATCTCTTCTTGGAGTAGCCGGATACATTAAAGTAGGTAATTCGCTTACTGAGCCTATAACCGAAAAAGACTCTACTGAAAATTATTGGTTCACACCAATGTATTTCTTTCCATCATGGTCGTTGAGGCGAATGTTTGGGTGTATGTAAATGGCAGGTATATCTCTTAGAGATTATCAACTTGATGCTGTCAACAGAATGAAAAACGGCTGTATTCTCTGTGGCGGTGTCGGAAGCGGTAAATCTCGAACCGCATTGTCATATTACTACAAACAAAATGGTGGTAAGTTGGATACCAAGAATTATGTAAGGATGCCTGGTACTCCGAAAGACTTATACATCATTACCACGGCGAGAAAAAGAGATACTTTAGAATGGGAGGGTGAACTATCGCCCTTCCTTCTTTCTACTCATCCTGAAGTCAGTGCTTACAAAAATAAAGTTATTGTAGACTCATGGAACAACATCGGTAAGTACGCAACGGTTACGGACGCTTTCTTTATATTTGATGAACAGCGTGTTGTAGGATCGGGAGCATGGGTAAAAGCATTTCTGAAAATCGCCAAATTCAATGAGTGGATTTTGCTGTCCGCTACTCCCGGCGATACTTGGGAGGATTATATTCCGGTCTTTGTGGCAAACGGTTTCTATAAAAACCGTACGGCTTTCAAGAACGAACATATGATTATGACTTGGGTGAATGGTAAATACCCGAAAGTGGACAGATATGTAGGTGTCGGTCGACTCATCCGACTGCGTAACTCTATTCTCATTGAGATGGACTTTCAAAGAGAAACTTGCTCGCATCATGAGGATATATATGCTCAGTATGATATTGCCAAGTACAAAGATGCTGGTAGAAAACGATGGAATCCGTATAAAAACGAACCTATCGCTACTGCCAGTGAGCTTTGTTATATTTGGCGTCGTATTGTAAACGAAGATGATTCTCGCTTGGTCGCTCTTCTGGAGCTGTTTGAAAAACATCCAAAGATGATTATCTTCTACAACTTCGATTATGAGCTTGATATTCTTAAGAACGCTTACTATGGAGAGAATGTTGAAATCGCAGAATGGAATGGTCACAAGCATCAGCCTATTCCAACTGGAGATAGTTGGGTTTATTTGGTTCAATATAATGCCGGAGCTGAGGGCTGGAACTGCATTACCACCGATACCATTGTCTTCTACTCACAGAATTATTCTTACAAAATCATGAAGCAGTCAGCAGGTCGAACGGACAGGCTTAATACACCTTTCAAAGATCTCTACTACTATCATCTGAAATCTCGTTCTGCTATCGACTTGGCTATTAGTCGAGCTTTGAATGAGAAACGCAATTTCAATGAAACCAAGTATGTAAGCAGCTACTCTAAGAGTACGCTTAAGTACGAACCTAATAGAATTGCTGCTAAGGCTGCTTAACCGAAAGGAGAAAAGATGGATAATTTGAATGTTAACGAATGCCTGCTTGTCAGCGTTGATTTCACGAGAGGAACAGATACTGGTGTTCTTATTGTAGGCAGACAAAAAGAAGGCAAAGTCGATGTTATCAATGCATTTCAAGGGCAAGAAGCTATTGATATTTACAACAAACTCATCACCACAAAAAATGGAGGTTCACAAAAATGAGAAATCAAGAAATAGCAAAAGTATACGACGCGACCCCTAGACAGATCGAGACTCGTAAGTCTAATCGAAGCCGACTCACTGAGGTGGTTGGTGAAGCTCTGGGCCTTATCGCTTGTATGTGTGTTGCTGCGATTGTTATCGCTATCACTGTGAAATTTATTATGTGGATTCTGTAAAGGAGAAGAAAAATGAATAATATTAAGAAGAACTGGAAGCTCACTCTTATCATTGTTGCCGGTATTTTGGCAGTTATCATGCTCTGTGTTTTCTGGGTACAAGGTGCTCAAAACAAGGCTTTTTCTTTGGAAGAGCAGGTCAACACCGCTTCTTCCGATATTAAGATTCAGGAAAAAAGACGAGTAGATCTTGTCTATAATCTTGCTGATTGTGTCAAGCAATACGATAAACATGAGGCAGATACTCTAACAGCGATTGTTGATGGCCGAGGTTCTGCTAGAGATATCGAAAACGTTACCACCACCATTACTGCGGTCGCTGAAGCTTATCCTGAGTTGAAAGCTAATGAAAACTATAAAGAATTCATGAACGAGCTTGCTATTACCGAAAATCTTATTGCTGAATACAGAAGTAACTACAATCAGCAAATCAAGGAATACAATCGTTATGTGCGTAAGTTTCCCACTCGATTGTTCCTTAATATACTTGGATATGAGGTTCTGGAATACGGCTATTTAGATTACAATGCTCCCGTAGATGCTCCTCAGGATCTCTTTGGGGAGTAACTAATATGGACGATTTCAAGATTACAAAAAGAGAGATTATTGCAAGTATTTCAATTATTGCAATTATGTTGCTTATCGGCGTTATTATCTCAGGAAAAATTTCAGACTGGATGATGGATAAAAATGCCGAATACAACAAAGCTGTAAAAATAGAATCGCTTGACCTTTTTGAATATGGTATGCGGACCGATGTTGGAAATGCTTTTGTTTATGGTGACTTACTCGCTGTGGACACTGTTACATATCCTGAAATCGGCGGTTCCTATATGTTTGTAGAAAAAGTTAAAGAACGTTACACTAAACACACCAGACAAGTAGCTCATACGAGAACTGTCAATGGCAAAACACAGACTTATTATACAACCGAGACCTATTGGACTTGGGATCGTGTTGGGTCTGAAGATAAAAAATGTGTTGAAGTGTCGTTCCTCGGTCATGTATTGCCTTCTGAAAAAATTGATATTCCAGGCAGCAATTACATTGACACCATCAAAGAGTCTTACTATATTCGCTACAAATATTATGGAACCGACACGGCGTTCACCGGAACCATATTCACTCGACTTGCTGATGATACGATTACGGACAGCACTACTTTCTACAATAACATGACCATTGACGAAACGGTAGATATGCTGGAATCTACAGCCCCCATTTATATTTTCTGGGCGGTTTGGATTATCTTGATTGGACTCGTTGTCTATGGATTCTATTACATTGACAACCGATGGTTAGAATAAGGAGAATTGTTTATGAAAGCTAAAGACTATTTTGCTAAGTACGAAAAGGCTCTCGCCTCTGCGGATCAGGATGAATGCTCTACTGCTATCGCTGAGATGCTGAACGAGATGAACTCTGAAGTACAGAATCTGTTGAAGGTTCGCCATGTCAAGACTGATGCGGGCACCTTCCCTATCTTTAAGGAAATGAACCAGAAGTGGAATGCCATCGTACGCCTCTTCGAGAATAAGTATGGTGCTACACCTATTGTTAAGGACGGCTTCCGACTTTTCTGGGTTCACAAAATGCCCCAGTTGATGGGTAAAATTTGAAAGGAGAAAAAACTATGATTACTGCTGGTACTAAAGTGGCTATTATGCCGGGTGCTGATTACGCTAACCGTTTCATCGGTCAGGTTGGTGTAGTTCGCAAAAACTATAAGGATAAAATCGGTGTTCAGATTCAGGGTTACAACAATCCCGATAGCGAGTATGGCGTATTCTGGTTCAAGGAGAAGTTCCTTGCTGTTATTCCGGATGCAAGCATTCTCGTAGATGACGCGATCAAACAGGTAATCTTCAGTGGTCCTAAGACTATCATTCTGTGGAAAGATGGCACTAAGACCATTGCTACTTGTGGCGAGGGCGACCATTATGATAAGTATGTTGGTTTCTGCGCTGCTGTCACAAAGAAGATGTTCGGCTCTACTACCAAGGTGAAGAAGGTTCTTGATCGTTTCATCAAGGAGGACAAGTAATGGCTGATATTCTCGTAATTAAGGTAAATGCTTTTCTGAGTGGAAAAGATATGAATGGTTTAACCAAGTATATTCATGAATCTATGAAAACTGGTTTGGTTGTTCTGCCGCCTTATTGCGATGCTCAGATTGTTCCCGAGGGTGTTGAAGTTCGGATTGAAAATCCTTACGAACGAAAGGAGGAACCGTGTGAGTAAAGAATATGACGATTACTTAGAAAAGCACAAAAGTAATGTTCAAAAGGGTTATATTTGGCTGCGTACCAATCTACCCAAACTATTTGATAAGTATCCTGATGACAATAGCAGCATCCTTGCTCATGATCAATCTAAAAGCGAAAAGGATGAATACGAGGCTTATGATGCTTACTTCTACGGTGAAAAAACTCCTGCTGTGGAAGAAGCGTTCAGACGAGCATGGCTTCTGCATATCCATCGTAATCCACATCATTGGCAATATTGGGTACTTATCAACGATGACCCTGGCGAGGGCGAAATCTGCCTGGAGATGCCGCACAATTATATTTTCGAAATGATTTGTGACTGGTGGGCATTTAGTTGGTCTAAGGGTAATTTGAGCGAGATATTCTCATGGTATGATGAACACTCTGCCTATATCAAGCTCGCTCCCAAAACCAGAGAGATCGTTGAAGATATTCTTTGGGAACTCCGAGGACGACTTGGATATAATGTTCTCGCTCATCATGGCATCAAAGGTCAAAAGTGGGGTGTAAGAAACGGTCCGCCTTATCCTCTTGAAAAATCTTCTGGAAGTGATAAAATTAAAGAGGAGCAAAAATCAAGAAGTTTCAACATTCCAAGAAACAAATTTACAGACTATGCTCTTAATCCAGAGAAAGCTCCTGACAAGGCTCGGGTTTTCGAGTCAGCGTTGGGATATAATAAGGATAATTGCGACCAACTCATCGAAGATATCGAAAAGCGTGCTGATATTCATAAGATGGTTGAAAAAGGTGATAACGGCTACGGAATGAGATATGAGCAAGTTATAAGACTCAAAGGACCTAATGAAAAAGAGGCAAATGTCTTGACGGCTTGGATTGACGATGATAAAGAACTGAGATTAACCAGTGTCTATGTTACTAAAAAGGAGGAGACAAAATGACTGTAAAACAATATGACAGAGTTCGTCTAAAAGATGGTCGAACCTGTACAATCGTTGATATTCTTAAAGAAGATACGGCATATATAGTCGATGTCGATCTTCCAGGACCAGATTGGGATACAATCGAAATTAAACACGAGGATATTTACGATGTTATCCAATGATATGCTCACTGAAGTTAAGGATTATCTCGCAAAGCTGACCAGTCATATTACCTTTGAATACAATGGCCAGTCTTGTGGTATTGATCCCTTGTCTAAGGACGAGTTCAACATGTGGTATGGTTCCGACGAGATGACTGTCAATTCTATTGATAAGGTCATGAATGCAAATTTCTTTGACGGTAAATCCTTAGAGGAAATTTGGGACGAGATTACTGAGTTGGAATACTAATACACAGCAACTAAGATTGCTCTAAATTGTGTAAAAGCAGTTTAGGGCACTTTTTATATTTCTAAGAAAGGAAAAAAATACAATGCTGAAAATTGAAAAATTCGTAACTATGTCTCCTGCACAGTACGAAATTATTATTGAGGGTATGCGCAATCCTAAGAATAGCTGGGACCGTTCCGACAGCTATACCACTCACATCTGTGATGAAGAGACTATGCAAACTGCTGACTTTGCTTGGTTTATGGGCGACAACGATCATAAGTTGGCAGAGAGTCTTGCAGACGGCGGTCCTGTTCATGCTAAGTATCGTCGTATGATGATCGTATATCTTACGGTCAACGCTCCTTTCTATTGGTGGAAAGAATTTGATACTTACAAGGTCGGTACAGTTTGCAACTCTTGCAGCACCATGCACAAGATTCATTCCAAGGAATTTGAATTGAGCGACTTTAGTGTTGAGCATTTGCAGGGACCTGGTCTGTGCAATTTGGAAAACGCTATTAAACTTCTCAATTACTACAGGGATTGTTATAACGGCACAGTAATTGATGACAGACGAGATGGTTTGGATGGGAAGGCTGTTCAAAAAGATTTCTGGTGGCAGATGATTCAGATGCTTCCTACCTGCTACAACCAGAAGCGTACCATCATGCTGAACTACGAGGTCCTCGCTAACATCTATAAGTGGCGTAAGAACCACAAGCTCGACGAGTGGCATACATTCTGTAACTGGATTGAGGAATTACCTTACAGTGAGCTTATCACTGGCATCAAGGATGTGGACTAATTGGGATACAGAAAAGTTGGTGCCTTAGAGCAATGTTGGTACATCATCAAATGGAAGATTAAAGAACTCTTCCGCAGAAAATGACAGATAAGAGCTGAGGAATAAACCTTGGCTCTTATTTTTATCCCTATATGAAGGAGAATCTAACTATGACTATTAACGAATACCAGAAAAATGCACTTCGCACTGCCAATAAGTCACTGAATTCTTTCCAGCAGCTTGAGAACGGCATTATGGGCTTGAATGGTGAAGCTGGCGAGTGTATTGATATTCTGAAAAAGCATCTGTTCCAGGGGCATGAGCTCGACAAGGAGCATATTGCAAAGGAACTTGGTGATATTGCTTGGTACTTGGCGCTGAGTGCTGAAGCTATTGGTTATGATCTGGAAACTATCATGCAGATGAATGTAGACAAGCTGCGTGCCCGCTATCCGGACGGTTTCGATACGGAGCATAGCCTCCATCGCGCAACAAATGATATTTAAGGAGGTATTCATATGCAGAATTCTTTTGGCGAGAAAGTGAAGTCTATATTTGACAGTATCACTATTCTCCAGGCTAAAGACAGCGATTTGAAGAGAGATAACGCCAACATCAACGGCGATTCACCTATGGGTGCAATGCTCCAGTATGGTGCTAATACAGCTAAGGAGTATAACCTTACTTATTTGGTTAAGCCCGCGATTGCGGATCTTCACAGGTCTGCGTGGCTTCATATACACGATTTGGACTTCTATGCGTGGACTACTACTTGCACTCAGATTGAGCTTCGTAAGCTGTTCAAAGGCGGTTTCAATACTGGTCATGGACATCTGAGAGCACCTAAGAGTATCGGTTCGTACGCTGCTCTTGCTGCTATTGCAATTCAGTCTAATCAAAATGACCAGCATGGAGGTCAGTCCGTAGTTGACTTTGATTATGCTATGGCTGAAGGAGTGAGATACACCTATCAAAAGTATCTCAAAGAAGCCCGCAAGATCGCTCGTGATATTTTGGGAGATGATGCCGGATGTGGCTTTACAGAAAATATTGAGATTTGGATTCTCGATTATGCTATGGAGAAGACTACTCGTGACACTTATCAGGCTATGGAAGGCTTCGTTCATAATCTAAATACGATGCACTCCAGAGCAGGTGCACAGGTTCCGTTCAGCTCGATCAACTACGGTACCGATACCTCTTGGGAAGGTAGATTGGCAGTTGAACAGCTTCTGCTTGCTACTGAGGCTGGACTGGGTCAGGGCGAAACACCTATCTTCCCGATCCAGATTTTCAGAGTTAAAGAAGGTATTAACTACAATCCCGAAGATCCTAACTACGACCTGTTCAAGCTGGCTATGCGAGTAAGTGCTAAGCGATTGTTCCCGAACTTCGCATTTATCGATGCCCCGTTCAACCTCCAGTATTACAAGTACGGACACCCCGAAACGGAGGTGGCCTATATGGGCTGTCGCACCAGAGTTATGGGTAATGTCTATGATCCTACTCGTGAGGTTGCACCTGGACGAGGAAATCTGAGCTTCACTTCTATCAACTTGCCTCGTTTGGGCATTGTGGTAGAAAAAGATGTAAATCAGTTCTTCAAACTTCTCGATGGTATGCTGGATAAGACTATGGAGCAGCTTCTGGACCGTTATGAGATTCAGGCTTCCAGAGTAGCTCGTAACTTCCCATTCCTCATGGGAGAAGGCGTCTGGATGGATTCTGACGGGCTGGGTCCGGACGATGAAGTACGAGAAGTGTTGAAGCACGGCACTCTTTCTATCGGCTTCTGCGGCCTTGCAGAGTGTCTGGTGGCTCTTACTGGTAAGCATCATGGTGAAAGTGAGGAAGCACAGGAACTTGGTCTTCGCATTGTGAGTTATATTCGTGACTACTGCGATAAGAAGTCCAAAGAACTCGGTATGAATGTCACTTGTCTTGCTACTCCTGCTGAAAGCTTGGCTGGTCGTCTGCTTAGAGCTGATAAAAAAGAGTTTGGTGAAATCAAGGGAGTTACTGACCGTGAATACTATACCAACAGTTTCCATGTCCCTGTTTACTACAATCTCCCTGCAATCAAAAAGATTGACATCGAAGCACCTTATCATGCTCTTACGAATGCCGGTCACATTTCCTATGTCGAGCTGGATGGCGATCCTACCAAGAACCTTGCTGCATTCGAGCGAATTGTTCGTCACATGAAAGAAGCGGGTATTGGATATGGTTCCATCAATCATCCTGTAGACCGTGACCCT